AGATTGGAATAAATAATGAATACAGTAAAAGTCATAGTAACTTGTTTTGTTTCAAGGGGTCAACGTCCATCTCATGGCACTACTCACGCACAAAACTTACCAAACTCTAATTCTGTTTTACAAATGATTAAACACACAGTTGAAACTGAAAAAAGAATAGATGCTGGAATACCAATGGATACAATTATTGTAAATAATGATGAGGGATTTCTTGATGGTAGAGAATTTTTAGATTCTATTAATGAAACCTCAACAAAAAATGGATGCTTTAAAGTTATACACCGTGAGAATTATGGTAGATCTTTTGGGGGATATGATCACGCATTTGAAAAATACAAAGATCAATATGAGTATTGGATTTTTAATGAAGATGATATGTATTATTGCAAGGATGGATATGCCTATGAATATTTAAATATTTTAAACAACAATACACGTTGTGCTTTTGTTGCAACAATTGGGGTTGGAAGATCTGATCACGAAACTAAACACGCACATGGTGGAAGTGGTTTTACACATAGAGATTATATGCAAGAGACAATACCATTGGAATTTCATTTAGATGATGGGACGAATAGGCAAGCATTTAAAACTGCTGGTTCTCTCGCATACACCAAGCAAGACAGTAAGAATACAAGAATTCATTGCGTTGGCGGTGAAGTTCCATTTACATATTCTCTTATTAGGCTAGGTTATGACATTATAATACCTGAAAACCCAAAACAATGGTATCAATATCATTTTTAAGAGGATGCAATGAAAATACACCCAGTGAGATTTAAAAATTTCTATACTTCTCCAGAAGAATGGACTGAAACATTCCCTAATTACAGAGAAATAGAAAATAATACAGATAGAATAGATGATTGTACTGCAAAGTATGTAGATTTAATACAATGTATAAATAAACCTAATCTAACTATATTAGATATTGGCGGTGGTCAGGGTGGTCATTATCTAACATTAAAAAAATACACTACAAAACAAATGTCTTATTCTATAGTAGAATTACCACAAGCGTTTACTAATATTAATGACGAAGTAAAATATTACTTATCATTAGAATCGGCACTTAACGAGATTAATAATACAATAGATGTAATATACAGTAACGGAACCATTTTCTTAACTAAAGGAATTACCTCTGTAGAACATCTTAACAATTTTTGTAAATCAGGTTCTAACTACATATTTCTATCAAGGATGATATTATCTGAAGATGGTAACTATGATCATTTTTTTACATTGACAGATAAATCATATAATGGAGATGGAACATATTTTAGTATAATTCAAGAAAAATACTTAAAAGAAATATGTATGTCATATGAATATGAACTAATAGACTCCGCACATCTTAATAGAAAATTTGTGGTATCAAATGCACCACCTGACATTGGTTTAATTTGTTATAAAGATCTACTATTCAAAAAAATCAATATAAAAGATAGTGATGTTAGTTGCTCCCGAGTTCCTTGGTGTAATTCTGTTTGGTAAAATGAATTTATCAAAATTAGAAAGAATTTTAAATGAAAAATGAATATAGATTACAAGAATTGGATATAGACAAAGAGGGAATTTTTGATGCAGATAAAAGAGAAGGTTACCCAAGAACAAAATCGGATAAAAATACTCTACATTCTTATTTAGAAACATATGAGTTACTAATGTATCCCATTAAAGAGACTGCTAAAAATATTGTAGAAATAGGAATTTGGGAGGGTGGATCAATCAAGTTATGGAATGATTATTTTTTAAATGCAGAAATTATTGGGATAGATTTAGCACCAAAAAATGAAAGATACGTCCTTGAAGACCATAGTCGCATTCATCCAATTTTTGAAACAGATGCTTATAACATACAACTTTGGACTGAGCACCACTTGTTTAAGGATTGTCAATTTGATGTTATTATAGATGATGGTCCACATACCCCACAAAGTCAAATATGGTCAGCTAGAAATCTTAATCGTTTCTTAAATAATGATGAAGGTATTTTTATAATTGAAGATGTTCCAAATATTAGATTTGCTTATGAATTAAAGCTACATTTTCCTCCAGATAAACAAAGAGATGTTCACATTGTGGATTTAATAGACGAAAGAGATCGTTATGATAACATATTAGTGATATATGATAAGAATTTTAATGATAAGCAACCTAATTAATAAAGAAACATTAATTATGAAAACAATAATATATGATACGGAAAAATATTCATTCAAGAACATTGTAAATAAATGGTTTGCAACTTCTGAATTATCGAAATTACATCTCATTAAAGAATACGAGCATTTTGAAAGAAAGAATGATCAATCTACAATCTGGCACCAAGTTTTTTACAATATGGTGCGAACAGATACATCTTTTAATGATACCTATCTTAGTTTTTTAGAGGATATTATTAAACCAAGGTTTTGTGAAAGAATTGTCTATCAAAAAATACCTACATTTAGGGTGCATTTACCAAGAAATATAGCGGTTGGTGAATTTCACAAGGATAAACATTATAGAGATATAAATTGGGCTAATAAAGTCAAAGAGTTAAATTATTTTTTACCACTTACTAGGGCATATGACACCAATACTATATGGGTTGAAAGTGAGGAAGATAAAGGAGATTTTATGCCTATAGAATGTGATTATGGAAGCTGTGTAGAGTGGGACGCATCTAATTTAACTCATGGGAACAAAGACAATTTAACTTCCTGCACAAGAGTAAGTTTTGATTTTAGAGTGATACCTTTGTCTAGATATATTGACAGTAACCATTTGACAATAAACACCAAAACACCGTTTGGAATTGGCGGATACTATGAGGAGATGTAACTATTATGAAGATCGAAGAAGCACTAACTATATTGATACCTCTTTGGGGTAGAGATGATTGTACACGAAGTATATTAAATAATATGAATGATACCAATGTTCCATTTAAAATTATAATGGCTGATGGAGCAGATGAAGATAAAAGTTCTTGGATTAATAAGGAGTTATTTCCAAATTTGAGACTTGAATATAAATATTATGGATTAGATAGTGATATAAATATGTTTATGAGAAAGATGTATTTAGCTTTCTCTTCAATAACTACTCCATTGACAATAATGGTTGATAATGATGATTTAGTAGATATAAATGGATTAATATCTGGTGTGAAATTTTTATCCAATAATGATGATTTTTCAAGCTTTAGAGAAAATATTTTTTGTGAAAATTATAATGGACGCTCAATGTGTAAAGCTGAATCCATAATTTTAAATTCTGCAAAAGAAAGAATTATTGAATTGTTCAATCTTGGTAATAAAATTAGTTCCACAAAGGGTGGAGGTATAAATTCAGCGTGGCATGATATTTGTAGAACATATATACATAAAAAGATGTTTAAAATAATGTATAAGTCGGGCAATCAAGACTTTCAATTGTCTCACTTTACAAATAAATTCTGGAGTTTATTTTATGGAAAATCATATAAAGAAAACAAGATACCGTATATGTGCCACAAATCTGGAAACAGCTTAGTACAAGGAAAAGGTCTTTATAGCAAGTATAAGGATTGGATTAACGATTCAAAATTTAAAGATTCTATGGCTATTCTGATTAGTTCAATAAAGAGTTTACTTAAAAATACTGATGAGGAATCAATTAGAAAAATACAAGAATTAATAATCAAAGATCCTTATCATTATGGGGGGCATAAAATATTGAATAATGATGAAATTAATGATATATTCAAGTTATCCCACAAGTATGATACAATGGTTTCAGATATTTTAAATGAAGAAGATACAACACCTATTTGTTTCACCTTAGAGTAAAGAGTAATATGATAGATCTATTTAATATAAATCACTACAATATAGATACATCTAAGTTTTCAAATTTGTTACATGATAATATAGTCACTGAATTTGAACAAGAGTTTGCCGAATATGTAGGGGCAAAATATGCCTGTTCGGCTAACAGTGCATCTAGTTTGTTATATCTAAGCCTAGCTGGTGGACGTGATAGTGTAAGAATTCCCAGTACTATACCACCCGTTGTTCCCAATGTGATATGTAACTCTGAAAATTTTATTGATTATTATGATGATATAGATTGGGTTGGTCACTATTATAAATTGCACACAAGGAAATATGATAACGGAGAGTCAATAAATATATATGATTCAGCACAACAGGTAACAAGGAATCAATTTAAATACATTCATCCTGGTGATGTTATGATATTTTCATTTTACCCAACAAAACCCGTTGGCAGCTGTGATGGCGGTATGATTGTTTCTGATGATAAAGAAATGATTGAGTGGTATAAAGTTATGACGATGAACGGTACACAAAGTAATGAGTATAATAACTGGGAAAGAACCACTGTAAGGTCTGGGTATAAATTTCACGCCAACTCTATTCAAATGGCTATTGCTAGTAAGAATTTAAGAAAGCTGGACGCAAAAAACGAAAGACTTGACGAAGTTAAAGATGTATATAATAAAGCGTTTGGTTTAAGCAACACTAGTAGACACTTATATCGTATACGAGTAAAGGACAATATTGAGTTTATCAAGCAAATGAAGGAACAGGGTATAGTGTGTGGCATACATTATAAGTGTTGTCACTTATTACAATGTCATGGTGTACATTATAATAAAGGTTCGTTGCCACTTTCAGAACAGGAAGAAAAACAAACCGTGAGTATTCCATTTCACGAAAAATTGACAAGTTATGAATTAGAGAAAGTTATTATTAATGTTAAAAAACTTGCAAGTGTTTGAAGGGCCGGAAGGAAACTTGGTTCCAATAGAATTTGATAAACTTCCTTTTATACCACAACGTGTTTTTTATGTAGCCAACGTTCCAAAGGGGGAAATTAGGGGTGGACACGCACACTATAACACTAAACAGGTATTAATTTGTGTTAAAGGTGGGATAAATGTTGAACTAAGAAATTCAGAATTCACTATGTACTATAATCTTAAACCAAATCAACAGGTGTTTGTAGACAGTATGATATGGGATTCTCAAAAGTTTATGACTGGTGACGATGTATTATTGTCAATTTGCTCTACAAAATATGATAAAAAAGATTATATAGAAGACTTTAATAAATTTATTGCAATAGTTAATACGCAGAACAATGAAAGTGGTGAGGGAATATGAAAATATTATTAACTGGTGCAGGAGGGTTTGTTGGTACTAGTCTACATAAAGCTTTACTTGAAAAATATGCATCAGAATTAGCAATTATTTCTTTTAGCTCAAATTGTCATGATTTGAGATCAATAGCTGATGCAGACTTAGTTTACCGATATAGACCAGATGTTGTGATTCACGCGGCGGGGTCTGTTGGTGGTATTGGGGCCAATCAGGAAAACCCAGGTAAGTTTATGTATGATAATCTTGCGATGGGTATGAATATGATAGAAATGGCTAGGAAGTGGAAACCTAATAAGTTTATTATGCTTGGAACGGTATGTGCATATCCTAAACACACCCCTGTTCCTTTTAAAGAGTCGGACCTGTGGAATGGTTACCCAGAGGAAACTAATGCCCCATATGGGATAGCTAAAAAGTCTTTAATGAAGCTTGTAGAAACTTATCATGAACAATATAATTTAAACGGTATTAACTTAATACCAGTAAACATGTATGGTCCTAATGATCATTTTAACCTAACCAGTAGTCATGTGATACCCGCTTTAATTATGAAGGTTAATGAGGCTATTAAAAATAGGTCAAAGTCAATAATGTTATGGGGTACCGGTGAAGCCTCTAGAGAGTTTCTTTATGTGAATGACTTTTGTGATGCTGTAATAGCAGCTATAGAAAATGAACCAGGTCCAGAACCTATTAATATTGGAACAGGTAAAGAAATCAAGATATCATCGTTAATAGAATTAATTTGTACACTTATGGGTTACGACGGTGAAATAGAATATGATACATCAAAACCAGACGGGCAACCCCGTAGATGTTTAGATGTAACACGTGCTAAATTAAGACTTGGATTTGAGGCTAAAACATCCCTAAACTTGGGGTTGAAACAAACTATAGAATGGTATAGGAGAATGGTTAATGAATAAGAACGTAGGGTTTTATATAAAAAAGATAAACGGTAGTGAACGAAATGTTAATATCTTTAATGCATTAAATACTGCCGTTATGGAGAACCATGTCAGAGATGCCAGTGTGTTCTTTAATGATGTAGAACATAACCCCGTGGTACCACGCTTTGGTATGTTTAATGCCTCTGATATTTGGGCTTTTACGGGTGTTCTATTTTCTGTATCGCTAGAGAATTCGTTAATGGCCAATAGTATAGTAAATAAGTTTAAACTTTATCATATTTTTAACAGTGATGAGGATAAAAACCTTATGGGCTTGATAACAGTATCTAACAGTATAGATGTTATAACACAAACTGAAAAAGATTCTAAAGAATATTATAGACTTACTGGTAAAAAACCGCTAGTAGAATTAAGTGATCAATCAATAAAGCATATGTTGGAGTCAATAGAATGAGAAATAATTTAGACGAGGTTAAGATTGTTGATCTCTACAGTGATGGAGAAAGTCCCTATCAGATAGCTAAAAGGTTTAGTACATACCCCAATATGATACGAAGAATTGTAAAAAAGAACGGCATAGAACTAAGAAATAGTAGTGAGGCACAGAAAAATGCCCTTAAAAACGGGGTTTCTGTACATCCAACTGAGGGTAAGAAGCGTTCTACTGAAGAAAAAATAAATATCAGCAGTGGGATGATGAAATACTGGGACAACATGAGTGACAGTGAAAGATCTTTGAGGGCAGAAGTTGCCAAAAACAGCTGGCACGCTATGAGTGAGGAAAAACGTAGTAGAATAAATTCTCTTGGTATAAAAGCAATTAGACGTGCTGCAAAAGAGGGTTCAAAGCTAGAAAAATCACTACTTAAGGGATTAACAGACGCTGGATATACTGTGGATTTTCACAATAAAAACCTAATTCCGACCAAAGAACTCGAAATTGACCTGTACATTCCCAAGTTGAAGACTATAATAGAGGTAGACGGTCCTTCTCATTTTCTTCCAATTTGGGGCGAGGATCATTTATTGAAACAAATGAAGTACGATTTAACTAAAAACGGGACATTACTTAGCAGGGGTTTTGTTGTCATTCGTGTTAAATCTATTAAACCACTATCACTGAAGAGGGAAGACGATGTAATAAAAGAGGTTGTTTCACATTTAGAGGATATTGAGAAGAATTTTCCAGAAAAATCTAAACGTTTTATAGAGGTTGAATTATGAATAGAAATGATGACATATTTGAAGGAGTAGAAAATGTTGTTGATGTTGATACATCGGTTAAGAATGTGATTTTAAACGATGCACCGTTGATAACATCTCCAGAATGGAGTGATTATGTTATGTCACTCTTTGAAGAAGATGAACTTATTAACGGAATGCCCATATCAGCTGGTCTTCGGCGTGTAGCAGAACTTGTCTTGGGACCAATTGTAGATTCAGGACCGTTACAGGTATTCCCTCCTAAGGAAGATCATGATCATGGTAGGGCTACTGTTATGTGGCGTGTAGAATTTGCAAACGGCACGAGGTATGCTGATGTTGCAGATAGTTGGGAAGGTAATACAGATGAGAACTTTTGTCCTTACACTGTTGCCACGGCGGCGACAAGGGCAGAAGCTAGATCACTAAGGAAAGCGTTAAGATTAAGGAAGGTTTCTGCCGATGAGGTTACTACCAAGGATACAACACCGTATATTAAGGCTAATTTAAACAAGAAAGATGTAACAGAGGGGGAGTATGAAGATAAACACAGAATGACAGATCCACAGGCTAACTTTTTAGATGTGAAGTTAAAACAGTTAAATGTAGATGGTAAAAAGTTCTTAAAAGATATGTTTAAGATAAATAGTGTTAATATCACAAAATCACAGGCAACAGCCGCAATTACTAGATTGAATGATTTTCAAAATAATTCTGAAGAAATACCTGAAAACATTCTTGGTTACAAATCTGAATGGAGAAATTAATGAAAGTATCATACACAACGGGCAATGGTAGACTTACTGTAGAACTTGAGGGCGAAACCCAAAGAGACCTGTTTGACAGGATTGGTAAGTTTCAAGAGGTTTTTGAAGAGTCTGCGTGTGGCAAGTGTGGCAGTGAAAACCTTAAGTTTATCACACGTGATGTAGATGGCAATGTATATTATGAACTTAGGTGTTCAGATTGCTTTGCTAAGTTGGCATTTGGTTGCCATAAGGTGGGTGGAGGATTGTTTCCAAAGCGTAAGGATGCTGACAATAACCGCCTTAATGATAATGGGTGGGTACGATGGAATAGGGAAACTAACAAGGAGGAGTAGCGAGTACCAGTGGCGTACCTAATGATGCTGTGCGGGGTAACTAGTCTATGGCCTTAACGGCACCCGCAGAAACGGGTTAGGTTAAACGGGGGTGCCTTAGCACTTTAAGGTAGAGGTCACTGTAACAAAGTGTGTGTTACATACCAATGGTCCGGCGGGTTCAAATCCCGCCCCCTGTTTTTAAATTTATAAGGGATAACAAAAGTGGAGGATATGTCTAATGGAAATTAAATTCAGGGTTTGGGATAGGTATAGACAGGCTTTTTTAGACCCATCTCAAGTATGGGCTAGGCTTGATTTTAGTGATATTTATGTCACGGAAGACCCCTCTGTATATACGGATATTAATCCTTCATTTCAATGGAAAGACATTCAGCAATATATCGGTCAAAAGGATAACGAAGGCAACGATGTTTATGAGGGCGATATTCTTCTTTGTCATGACGATGTATATGTTGTACGTTGGAGCCGTACATACAGCGGGTTACAATTTTGTGCCGTCAGAATGAATGGTACACTTATAGATGTACACGGTGGAATACCTAGTTCCAGGAAGATTATAGGTAATATCTTTGAAACACCGTATTTGATGGAAGAGGTAAAAAAAGAAGATGATGAAAAGGTAGATAAAGAACCCCCAATTAAGGGGGATTTCTAAGATTTTTATATATTATATATCAAAGATATTCACACGTAAAATATAACGCATAATCAGTCTTACTACCTATACTATCAGGTGATGCACTAAG